TATTTTTATATTAAAATATGTTAAATTAGTTTTTTTTGTTTTAAATTTACATTTATATCATTTGTATCATTAATAATACTATCTAATCCTTTTTGGATATTTTTAAGTTCATTTAATATTTTAGATTGTTCATGTTTGGCATCTTCAATGTTATGTTTACTTAATTTCCCTGAAACTGTTAAATCTTGAATATAGTTATTAAGCACGTCTAAAGCCTCCATTTGTTCACGTTTTTGTTTAACTATATAACCATAATATTTAGCATAATCATTCTTAACAGCATCTAAAAAGTTATTTTGTTTTGATATAAATCTTAATTTTTTTTGTTTGTCAAGTAACATTTTTCTTTTGGCATTAATTAACTCTTCTATTTGTAATAATTTTTCATCTCTCTTTACTAAAGGCATATTAACAGGTACTATTTCCATTCTTTAAAATAAACATTTATTTTATTATTTTATAAAAAAATTTAAAATCTTCGTAATATATTATTTAGGATGTCGAAAATTCAAACTGAACCTTTGCTAGCACCTGACGATAACAGATTTGTTATGTTTCCAATTAAATACCAAGACATATGGGAGATGTATAAAAAACAAGTTGATTGTTTTTGGAGAGCCGAAGAAATTGATTTGACAAAGGATTTAGTAAATTGGGAAAGCTTAAATCGTGATGAAAAATATTTTGTATCAATGATTTTGGCATTTTTTGCTGCGAGTGATGGAATTGTTTTAGAAAATCTTGCTTCTCGTTTTATGAATGATGTTCAGGTTTCTGAAGCAAGAGCATTTTATGGTTTTCAAATTGCGATGGAAAATATTCATAGTGAAACATATAGTCTTTTAATTGAGACCTATATTAAAGATAAAGAGGAGAAGTCGAAACTCTTTAATGCTATTGAAAACTTTCCTTGTATTAAAAAGAAGTCAGATTGGGCGCAAAAATGGATCCATGATAATCGCAGCAGTTTTGCGACCAGATTAGTTGCCTTCGCGTGTGTAGAAGGCATTTTCTTTAGTGGTGCATTTTGTAGCATCTACTGGCTTAAAAAGCGCGGTTTAATGCCCGGACTAACATTTAGTAATGAATTAATTTCAAGAGACGAAGCACTTCACTGCGAATTTGCTGTACTTTTGTATTCAAAACTAGTTAAAAAGATTGATAAAGCTCGCATTCATGAAATTATTAAAGAGGCCGTTGAAATTGAAATAGAATTTATTTGTCAGGCTTTGCCATGTAAATTAATTGGTATGAACTCCGATTTAATGACACAATATATTAAGTTTGTTGCCGACCGTTTAGTTGTTCAACTTGGATACAAAAAAATTTATAATGCTGTCAACCCTTTTGACTTCATGGAGTTGATTAGTTTAGAGGGAAAGACTAATTTTTTCGAGCGTAAAGTATCAGAATATAGTTTAGCTAATAAACAGACTGAAAATGCTTTTGAAATATCAGAAGAGTTTTAATTATACGCGTCAATATAAAATAAAATATTATAAGATATTCGTAAACTATTTAGAAATAAATTATTCATATATATTATAATATGCCAAAAATTCAAACGGATTATTCACAAACAATTATTTATAAACTTTGCTGTAAAGATACTACTATTTTAGATATATATATTGGTCATACTACAAATTTTACTCAAAGAAAAAATCAACATAAAACTTCTTGTTGTAATGAAAATGACAAAAAATATAATCAATGTGTATATCAATTTATTAGAGATAATGGAGGTTGGGATAATTGGTCAATGATTCAAATTCAAGAACATAATCTTAAAAATAAAAGAGAAGCAGAATCAACTGAACATTATTGGATAGAACAATTAGGTGCTAAGCTAAATACTAATAAACCCTATGCTAAATGTAAAGAAGAACCAAAAATTTATAAAGAAAATTGGTATGAAGAAAAGAAAGACTATATTCTTGAAAAATCAAAACAAAATTACGAAGAAAATAAGGAATATAAATTAGAATATCAAAAACAATATGCTGAAGAACATAAAGAACAAATATCAGAAAAACAAAAAGAATATAGAGTGAAAAATAAAGAAAAATTGGCTGAACAAAAAAGGATTTATAGACAACAACATAAAGAGGAAGCTTCTCATGCCAATAAAGCTTGGAAAGAAGCTAACAAAGAAAAAATATCCGAACAAAAAAAACTGGTTATTGATTGTGAATGTGGAAATAACTATACATTTGGAAATAAACATAGACATCTTCAATCTAAAACTCATATTGATTATCAAAATCAACTTTGTGGTATTATAAAAGAACAAGAACCCAAAATATCTGAAGAAGAAAAATCAGAAATAATTAAACAAAAACAAAAGGAATATAGAGAGAAAAATTATGAAAAAATCAAAGAGTTTAAAAAAATATATAATGAAGAAAATAAAGAACATATAAAAGAGCAAACTCATAAATATTATGAAGAACATAAAGAAGAAATTAAACAAAAAACTAAAAATTATGCTGAAGAAAATAAAGAAACAATTAAAGAATATAAAGATGAATGGTATCAAAAAAATAAAGAAAAAATTTTAGCAAAACAAAAAGAGACATTTACTTGCGAGTGTGGTTCTGAAGTAAGGTGTTCTGGTAAAGCAGAACATAACAGAAGTACCAAACATAAAAAATTTATTGAAACATTTAATAATATAACATTGCTTATTTCTTAGCCTTTGGTTTAGTTTCTCTCTTTGTCTTAGATTCAGCCTTTACTTTTGGTTCTTTAACTTCCTTTACCTTTGGTTCTGCTTTTACCTTAGTAATCTTAGGTTTTTCTCCTAATAAATTAACTTCGTCAATATTAATCTTTTCCTTTTTATTCTTATTCATTGTTGAAGTTCTACCAAGAAACTGAGGAAATTTTACAAATCCTTTCTTATTACATTTAGATGTTGCTTTAATAGTATTTATAGCAACATATGGAGACAATTCGAAATCAAATATGGCATCAAATATGTCGCCATCTGACAGCGAATCTGCTGAATATGAAATATTTTCTAACCTTTTTACGTCATCTTTTGTTGTTAAAGTATTATTAATATAATTCTCTTGAACCATTAATGTATGAATATCATGCGACATCCAATAATATCTTATTTTTTCATCAATGCTATTCTCCTGTGAAAATAACTGTCCGGTTGTATCAAATATATTAGCACTCTGAATATTCTTATTAGAATCACCGCGCTTAACACCTAATTGTAATGAGTTCAATATAAACCTAATATCACCGTTTGCTTCTTCAAATAATTTATCAACACCTGATTTACCAATTTTAATTTGTTCACTAGTAACAACTTTATAAATCAATCTATAAATCTCTTCATAAGTTGGTTTACCTAGTTTAAAATCAACACAATAATTTAATATTGGTTTTATATTCTGATTATATCTATCATCACAAATACAAATAATTGGAATACATGTTTCCTTTATACATTCAGTAAGTGTTGAAATAAAACCATAATCTCCACCACTACTATCTATATCACTAACAACTAAACAATTATCCTGCCCATTAAATGTTTTCTTTGTTTTAAGAAGAGGTTTTATAGTTTCATTAATAGTCTCTTTATCTCTATCATCATCAATTGATAAATTTATAATATTATAATCATGCTTCTTTAAAATAAGCTCAACAAGAAGCGATTTACCAACCCCATTTACACCAGAAACTAAAGCACATTTTGTTTTTTTATCATTAGCATTCCATTCTAATAACCAACGAATAAACGGTTGGATAATATTTTTGTTACCAACAAAATCATCTAACTTATTTGGTCTATACTTTGTAGTATACATTGTTATTTATTATATGATATTTGTTTATTTTTGTAAAGTTTATTCATTTTTATTTTAAATAAAATTGAATATTAAAATGTAAATTATATTAATTTATAAAAGTATAATGGTCCCCTTATTCAACAGTATAAACAAAGGACAGAGATGTGCGTTTTATATGATACGTCCAGGTGAAGAAATAATAATGTTTATAGCAAATTTTATTGACATTATAAATACAACATTGCGGGTTAATAAAGTTGAATGTGAAAAAAACACTTCATTTCATAATTGTGGTATGATGACAATGCCGTTAGATTGGATATCAGAAATAAAAACTCTCGATAATAATGCGCTCGAAAATACATTATTACCCTCTGAAATAATGATTGAAATCATCCAGTCTTAAAAATAAAAATGAATAAAAATATTTTTTATCATAATATTACAAATAATAAGATGAATACTTATCACGAATCTTGGAAACCTTTATTTGATAAATTGAATATTAATGTTGATGAAATATATTCTGGTTCAGAAGTTGTTTACCCAAAGAAAGAACATTTATTTCGAGTCTTTGAAATGGATGTTAGAGAGATAAAAATATTGTTATTAGGACAAGACCCATATCATGGTCAAGGACAAGCACATGGATTAAGCTTTTCAGTTCCAGAAGGAGTAAAAATACCTCCATCATTGCGCAATATTTATAAGGAATTACAAAATGAATTTCCTGAACGTAACTATGAGTTTTATTCTGGAAATCTTGAGAAATGGTTTTATAGAGAGAAAATATTTCTTTTAAATGCTTCATTATCAGTTATTGAAGGAAAACCTGGAAGTCAAATGAAAATATGGGAAGAGTTTACAAATAATGTTATTAAATTTGTAAGTGAACAAAATAAGGGTTGTGTTTTCCTGCTTCTTGGTAATTTTGCGAAGGCAAAAGATAGTTTTATTTCGAATGAAGAGAGAATAATTAAAGGTGTGCATCCTTCTCCATTGTCGGCATATAATGGGTTCTTTAGTTCAGGAATATTTAAAAAAGTTGAAGAATTATTAGGAGCAAATATTGATTGGTCTAATTAACAATTTAAAAATAAAAGAACAAATTATTAATAATGATAACTTGTAATTTAATGGGTGGTTTGGGAAACCAAATCTTTCAAATTTTTGCGACTATTTCTTACGCTATTAAGAGTAAAAATCGTTTTCAATTCTTAAACCTAACAACTCTTGGAGGAGGTTCAACGACAGTTAGGTATACATTTTGGGAAACATTTTTTTCAAATATGAAACCATTTTTAATACAAAATTTGCCTCAACCTATTCATGTTATAAGAGAGAATGGATTTCCATATAATGAATTGCCTGTAAGAGAAATGGTAAACAGGAACGTTATGATTTATGGTTATTTTCAAAGTTATAAATACTTTCAAGAAAACTATTCTATGATTTACAGAATATTAAATATTGATAAAATGAAAAATGATATAATAAACAATCTTAATTTAACCTCAGAATATTTAGAAAATACAGTAAGTATGCATTTCAGAATCGGAGATTATAAAAAAATACAAGATTTTCATCCATTAGCTACATATAATTATTACGCAAGATCATTATTATATATGCAAATTTCAAAACCTAATAATAATTTTACTATTCTTTATTTTTGCGAAGATTGCGATATAGATGATGTTATGGTAATAATTAATAAATTAACAACAAACTACCCATTGTATAATTTTAAAAGAGGATTAAATACATTAGAAGATTGGCAACAAATGCTACTAATGAGTTGTTGTCATCATAATATAATTGCGAATAGCTCTTTTAGTTGGTGGTCAGCATATTTAAATTCAAATAAAGATAAAATTGTCTGCTATCCATCAGTATGGTTTGGCAAAGCCGCAAATAATGATACAAGAGATTTATGTCCACCTGATTGGGTAAGAGTAAATGTTTAATAATTAATTATTTTCATTTTAATTTTATCTTTTGAGGAAATTTGTACTGTTTTTTGTTTTTGTTCTATTATAAAAGAAGGTATTTTTTTAGGTTCTTCTATAATGGTTTCTCTTTTTTCTCCATAACTTTTAAGTAAATCATCAACTTTATTATTATTACCTTTCGAATTAAATGCCGAAGAATTATGAATTCTATGTTTAACAAGAATTTCTTTAAAGTTATAAAATTTTTTGTTTTGTTTCCTTAATCTTAACCACATGTCGTAGTCTTCAACGCCATCCCAATTCTTATTCCAATAACATAAACCTTTTCTTGTTAAAGAACTTGAATTTATAATAGGATTAACAAGAGCAAAATCATAGTTTGATATATCGCCTACAGGAATTTGTGGAACTATACCAGGTCTATCTCCGAACCAAATACAATTTGAACCAATAACATCAAAATCATTTAATGCTTGTGATTGGATTTCTAATTTTCGTGGATGCCATATATCATCAACATCTAAAATAGCAATATAATTATAATTACAGAACTGTATCATTTCATTTAAAGTATTTGATTTACCTTTTATTGTATAAAAATCAAATACTCTTACTTTGCCGCTTTTTTTTTCATATTCTTTTGCAGTTAAAAAAACATGAGAATTTTCAGGATGACCATTTACTCCAATTAATAACTCCCATTTATCATATGTTTGATTTAAAACAGATGAAACAGATTCTTCAATAAATTCTATACCATTGTATAATGGAATTAATATACTAATCATTTATATAGTATATTAACTTAATATTCTTTGAAACATAAACCAATTATCTAATTGGTAATTATTCTCTCTAAATAATGTAAACTCATTTAAATTTGAAAGTAAACAATCTACTACTATTATTTGGTCATCCTTTACAAGATAATTATTTTTAAAATATAATTCCAACTTTGAATCATATGTTTTTTTCCACCAATCAATTTTATCCTTATGTATTATAAAAAATCCACCAGCTATAGAATTTTGTGTAGAAGGTATTTCTTGTACGGGTAATCCAATTTGATTTTTATTATTTACTAACTTTAATAAATAGCTAATGTATCTATTGTCATTATTAATACAAGCATAATATATTTTATTTTTATCTATCTTCATAATCTTTTCACTATTAGACCAATTTAAAAGGTTTTTTGTATGTGTATCATTTGGTCTATTTCGAAAATAACCAATGTCACACCATCCGTAAAATTCTGTATCAAAATATTTTCTCTCTATTGTTTCATTAACAAACCATATTTTTTCAGACCAAAGCATATTTAATTCCCAAGATGATTTGTCATTTAACAGTAAATTTTTTTTATGATTTTCAATCCAATAATCTTTGTATTTGAAATTATAAAATTGTTCTAATGGTTTTATTATAATTTTAATTTTTGGATTCCCATTTGTATTTATATATTTACAACTATTTTCATCAGTATAAATTACTAGGTTAAATTTATTTACAATAGAAATAAAATTATTCATCCATTGAATATAAATACTTGGATCGAACTTTGATTTAATAATATAAAAACAACTTGAAAATGTAATAGACATTTATTAAATAAATACAATATTTTA